GGGTGACTGGGCCGGGGACAAGACGGTGAAGATGAGCATGAGCTTTATTGGGCAGAGAAGGCTGAAAACGGCGTAAAAGACAAAAAATTTCACCGCAGAGATCGCAGAGAACGCTGAGCAAGAGCCGAGGAAAAGCCGAGATGCCGTGGCCGTGCAGGATGATCGAGTGGAAGAAGGAAATGAGCGGCTCGAAGGAGCTGCGGGTCGGGGACATGTGGTTTCACGACGAGCGGTGGCGGGATGAAGGCGGCTATCTGGGATGGCCGTTGGATCCAGAACAGGGTAATCAGCGATGATTGTGAGGGAAGGAGCTTTTAGATGGGGACTAAATTGACGGTGAAAGAGAGCGCTGCGAGCGGGGCGGACGAAGAGAAAAGCACGATTATCAAGGCTTCCGGGGATACCGAAGTCGTGAAGGACATATTAGGGCGCGAGATCCGGACGCGGTTACCGGATATTTTGGAAGAGTACGAGCTGATGGCGGCGATCGGGGCGAATGAGGCGGCGAACCCGGTGACGGCATCGATGGCACGCATGACTTTATATGTGGCCCAGATTGACGATGTGGTGATCGTGGTGCCCAAGACCCGGATGCAGATGCGGGCCGTTTTGAAGCAGCTTGGAAATGAAGGAATACAGGTGCTGATGCCGGTTGCGGTGAAGCATCAGAGTAAATTTTCGGTCGATGAGGAATTACTAAAAAACTTTTAAGGGACGACCGCGTCCGGGAGAGGCTCTGGCTGGTTAAAAACGGGCTCTCCGAGGAGACGGCGTTCCAATGCAGCGCATTGAAAGCGAGGGCTTTCGCGATCATGTTCAGCGAAATGGAAGGGCATAAGTTCGATATGGATAGGATGGACTTTGTCGAGGCGAAGGGGGAATAACAAGTCACGAAGAGCACGAAGGAGTCAAGAAGAGCACAGAGAAAAGATCTTAAATAAATGCAGGAAATTATGCTTCGTGTCTACTTCGTGAGCTTCGTGAGAAAAAAGGCCTTGTGGAATGGAAATATACACGCTTGAGGGATTTGCGACGTTTCTGACGCATTGCGGAGAGAAGGGGAAGCAGAACCATCTCGGGCTTGAGATATGCGCGCAGCTCGTGGAGCAGACGGCGAAGGAAGAGATCGGCGAATACCAGGGCGAAGCCGGGGCATTTCCGGCCTGGGCGCCGCTGGTGGAAAGTACGGTCGAGGAAAAAGAGCGGCTGGGGTACGCGCCTCCGGACAATCCGCTGTGGCGGACTGGCGCGTTGATGGACTCGATCAGCCACGAAGTTGATAATGACGAGGCGGTGATCGGGAGCGATTCGGAAATCATGGTTTACCATGAGTTCGGGACGAGCAAGATGGCGATGCGGCCGGTGCTGGGGCCAGCGCTCGTGAGGAACCTGGAGATAATCGGGGCGGTATTGGGCAAGTTTTCGACGGGGGGATTTATCCGGGAGGACCTTTCGAAGACGTTGCCGAACGGCGAGAAGGCGTACCTTTCGCGGATGGTGGGGGTGCATGAGGGGCTCGGGTATAACAATGAAATGTAATCTCACGCGATCTTTAGTTCCTAAAATCCAATTGTCCGTTCGCGGGGCTATGGTCGATCTTGAGACGCGAAGACGCGAAGGAAAAGGGGGATCAAGTGAAAACTTTATTCTTTAAGAATCAAGATTTTCGAGTCTTTCTTCGCGGCTTCGCGACTTCGCGTGAAAGAGGGCTGAAATAATGACGTCCTACCAGGTGATGGTCAAGATCGGGTTGCAGAACCAGGTTAGTCCCGGGCTTTTGACCATGTCCGGACAGATAACCGGGCTGTCGGCGCAGGTGCAGAGGCTGGGCGGCGTTTTCGCGCAGATGATGGCCGGGCGCTATATTTCCGAGTTCGGCGCAAAGATGGTGGGGGGATTCAAGTCGGCGGTATCGAGCGCGGCCGAGCTGCAGCGGCAGATGATCGGGATCCAGGCGGTCACGAAGGGCAGTGTACGGGATATGACCGGGTTGGAAGCCGCGATTATGAAGGTGACGGGCGTTACGACGTTCAGCAATGTCCAGGTCGCTCAGATGGCGAAGACTCTGGCCACAAGCAACAAGTTGAGCGTCGCGCAGATAACGGAGCTGATCCCGGTTTTTGCGAAATTCGCCGATGCTCAATACGTACTGAAGGGTATGAGCCCGCAGCAGTCGGTGGTGGAAGCGGTGCGGCTGGCTCATACCGGGCAGCATTACACCCCGGAAGAGCTGACGAAATATCTGGACCTGCTTACGAGAGCGTCGTTGATAACGCCCGGGAGCCTTACGGAGGTCGGGCATGCCTTGAAGTACTCGCAGGGGGTCGCCAAGACGGCGCTCGGGATAAGCGACGACCAGATAGTGCTCATGACGGCACTTTTAAACCGGATGGGTTTTGCCGGGTCCCGGGGCGGAAGCAACCTGCTGGCGGCCATGACGCGGACGATCCCGGGGGTTTTCGGATCGGGGCTTCTGAAGGGAAAGAGCGCCGAGGCGCTTGCGGCGATGGGCTTTATCGACCAGAGCGGCCATTCGACGATATTCGACCAGGGAAAGTTCAGCGTCGAAAAATGGATGACGCAGCTTTCGACTTATCTGGGCCGGGAGTTTGCCGGGAAACCGGAGGCGCTGGCTCGCCAGGACATCGTGAAGAATTTTCAGCATGCGTTCGGCGTGCAGGGCGGCCGGATCGCGTCCTTACTTTCGAACCCGGCGGCGCTCGAGCAGCTCAATTCGCTCATGGCTGAGTTCAAAACCCTACCGGGAAACGCGGCGATTCAGGGGAAATTTGCCGACGAGAGCGTGTGGCAGAAGGCAATAAATGCGCAGACCAACTTCAAGAGTATTTTGACCCTGCTCGGCGAGAAGACCCTGCCTGAAGTAAGCAGCGGACTGACCGCGTTAAATAATGTTCTGAGTCTGATTATCGAAAAGCTCGGGAGTGGGGACAGTTCGGTTGCGGCGGTGTCGAGGGTTGCGGTTTACGGGTTGGGATCGCTCGGGGCGGCAATAATGCTGCTTGGGAAATACCTGATGTATGCGGCGCTGGTGAAGTATCTGGGCGGCGCATCGGCTGTACTGGGGATGCTCGGCTCGGCGGCGGCGGCATTGGTTTCGCCCGTGACGCTCGCGATTGCGGCTTTGGTCGGCCTCGGTGTGGCGGCCGTGGCGATTTACAGCAACTGGGACAAGGTGAAGGCGAAGTTCAGCGCGGATATGAATTCCGCGAGGACCTGGCTGGACGATCTGGACAAAGCGGCGAAGAAGCGCTTCCCATCGCTTTTCCCGGACGGGACGCCGAACAGGGCCGGAGGGCCTCCGGACGCGACGATCCGGGCGCCGAAGGCGGGCGAGGACCTCAGCAGCCTGGGGACCGGCAAGAGCTATGCGAGCAATTACGTGCGGGGCGGCGGGAACGGGAAAGTGCAGGTCAATACGCGGATAGATATCGACGGGCGGAAGGTGGCCGAGGCCGTGACGGAACACCAGGTGAAGGAATCGAACCGGGCGCTTGGCGGCGGGTACCCGGATTACAGCTATGGCGCGCCGAACGTGGGATTGGGCTGATTGAGGGATTGAGGAATTGAGGGATTTAATTCCTAAATTCCTAAATTCCTAAATGAGAAATTGGGTTTTTAATTATGCCTCCTGATACTGTTTTGCAGCTTGGAGATTTTGTGTTCCGGGAGACTGAGGTGCCGGAGGATATCGTGTTCGGCGGGACGCAGAAGCTTGCCGTGCATGAGCTGATCGGGGGCGGACGCCAGGTAGACGCGATGGGGCGAAGGGAAAAAGACCTCGACTGGGGAGGCCTCATTCTAGGTCCGGACGCTATGGACCGGGCGTTCCATTTAGAGAACTTGAGGGTGCAGGGTAATCCGCTGACCCTTACATGGGGGCGGTTGAATTACCTGGTGGCGATCGAGGAATTCCTGCCGAAGTACCAGAGATTTTACCAGATTCCCTATACGATCCGGTGCGTGGTGATAAACAACAATACGGCGCCGGTGCCCGCGGTCGATAACGCCGGCGTGGACGATGCTATTTCGGAGGACATGACGACGGCCGAGGGCCAGGTGAGTGCGGTGGGCGATTCGACGTTGAGCGGATTGTTTACCACTTTTCAGGGGGCAGTGAACGGGGTTGCGAGCTTCGTCAATATCGCTGCGAGCGTTGCGGCGACCGTTTTGCAGTCGCTTGAGGCGGTGCAGGCGCGGCTGGTGGTGCTCCAGGCGATGGCCGAGAGTTCGATATTGGGGCAGCCGGTGATCGGCGTGGGCGGGACGCTGCCGGCGATTACAGTCGGGGCATTTGCGGCGGCGATCGCGGCGGTGCAGCAGGAACAGGTGATTGTCGCGCTGGCCGGGGTGCTGGGCCGGATCGGTTGGAACGTGGGGGCAGTGTGCCAGAGCAGCGGGACGGTTGTTACGGCAGGCGGGGACCTCTTCCAGATTGCGGCGCAGACGTACGGGCAGGCGCAGGCCTGGACGACGATCGCGGCGGCAAACCGGCTGGCGGACCCCGTGCTGCAGGGGATACAGACGCTGAATGTGCCGGATCAGCCGGACGGGAACGATGGCGTTCTGGAATCATAGGATCACGCGAAGACGCGAAGGCGCGAAGAGCACGGAGGAAAAGGTCGATGGGAAGAGACGCCAGGGCTTTTCAGGTTGAGGAAGATGATAGGGATCAAAATGTTGGGCAGCCCGGGGCGTATTATTTCATGCGTGACTCCGATAAGCCTGGTGTGAATGTGGGGATTATACACGGTTGCCCGTGCGGATGCGGCGGACGGTCGGCAATATGGTTTAAAGGTCTCGGGCCGGATGCGCATCATGAATGGGATGTGGCGGGCGAATGGCCGAATGTGACGCTTTCTCCTTCGATAGGGATCAGAATGGGTAAGGGCGGCATGCGTCCGGAAGGTGGCGGATATCATTGGCATGGGTATTTGGAAAATGGCGTGTTCGTCGAAAGATAACTGGAATCATAGGCTCACGCGAAGACGCGAAGGCGCGAAGAAAGACAAAAGTGGGAAAAAGGATTCAAAAAACCTCCAGGAGGGAAATCGATCGCGCGCGCAACGCCCCAGGTTTTTGCCCTTTGAGTGGGAATTTTCTTCTTTTGACTTCGTGTTTACTTCGTGCGCTTCGTGATCAAAAGAGATCTCTATGACAGTACTTAATACACTTCCATTGGTAAATGCCGGGCGGCTGCCTCGCGGGATTGTGAAGGTGAACGGGACGGCGCTGCCGGGCTGGGTCGAATGGGAAGTGACGAACAATACGCACCGCCAGGCGGACATATTCCGGGTGATTTATGCGTGCGGGAAGCTGCCGCCGAGTCAGAACGCGGCATGGCTGACGGCGCAGACGAATTTGCAGGTGGCGATATTCGCCGGGTTTCCGCCCAACGCTCAGAGCTTTGAGGCGTCGCAGTTGATGCAGCTCATCCTGGGCTACTGCGATTCGATGACGTTCGACCCGGAGAAGAACACGATCGAGATGACGGGGCGCGATCTGACGTCCGAGCTGATCGACACGAAGACGAGCGAGAAGTTCTTGAACCAGCAGGCATCCCAGATCGCGATGACGATTGCCTCGCGACACGGGTTTATTCCGGACGTGGACCCGACGGGGAGCCTGGACGGGAGCTATTACGAAATCGACCACGCCAGGGTGAACAGCGGGGCTACCGAATGGGACCTATTGAGCGAGCTGGCCGACAACGAGGGCTATAACGTCTGGATGGACGGAACGACGCTTCATTTCAAGAGCCAGGATTCTTCGTCGGCGGCCACGTACATGATCCGGTGGACGCCGGCGGACTCGGTGCGGGCGTATGGGCAGGCGAACGCGATGCGGCTTCGATTTACGCGAAATAACATGCTGAGCCAGAAGAATACGCAGGTGAGCGTGAATTCCTGGAACGCCAAGATGAAGCAGAAGCTGAGCGGCCAGGCGACGGCGGCGAGGCCGAACGCGGTGGGGACGCTCAACTACGTTTACAGCGAACCAGGGCTCACGCAGGACCAGGCAAACACGCGGGCGAAGGAAAAGCTGAAGGGGATTATCCGAAACGAGATGACGCTTTCGGCGAGCTTGCCGGGTGATAATATTTTGAACGTGCGGGCGCTCGTGCAGGTGGCCGGGACGGGGACGGCGTTCGACCAGACGTACTGGCCGGTAAGCGTTACGAGAAGGATGAGCCCGGACGGCGGGTACGAGATGGATGTCGAGGCGAAGAACCATGCGCCGGAGACGGAAAGCGACTCATAGTGTTGCACGCGAAGACGCGAAGACGCGAAAAAGGTAAATAAATGAGAGATGATGAAGAGTGGAAGCTGGGCAAGATTGCTTATGACGCTTATTGCGGAACGACCGGTTTTAAGAGCGCGATAACCGGGGACCCGCTTCCGCCCTTTCATTTGACGCCCGAAGCGGTTCAGAGCGGCTGGATTGCGGCGGCCGGGGCTGTCCGTTGGGAGTTAAAGCATGGACCCGGAAAATACTGAGATTTTTCATCGATGAGAAATGCCGGCAGTTTGCAAAATGCGATGAGGAAGCAGGCGCTTTTGGCGGGGGCGGCGCAGCTCTTGGAGAAGGACGGGACTATTTCGTCCTACGACCCGAATAATTATTGCGTGAAGGTGATGATCGAGCCGGATGGGTACGAGACGGGTTGGATCCCGTTTCCGAGCTGCTTTGTAGGGAACGGGTACGGGGCTTATTTCGGGCCGGAGATCGGGCAGGCGGTGGCGGTCAGTTTCGCCGAGGGGGACAAGGACAACGGGCGCATCAGCAAGCTTTTTTACAATAACGTTGAAGTGCCGGTCGGCGGGGCGAACGCGGTGCAGAGCGGGGAGATCCTGCTGCAGGACAAGCTGGGGAATTCGATCAGATGGAGCCCGGTGCAGAATAAGTTGATTATTACGTCCGGGAAAGAGATGGATCAGAATGTGGGGACGAGCCTGAACGTGACGGTGGCGGGGAACATGACGGTTACGGTGACCGGGAATATCAATATCACGGCGGCGGGGGGAGATATCGTCATAAACGGGATCAGCCATATAAATCACGTGCATGGCGGTATAGCGACCGGGACGCATACGACCGGGGCGCCGCAGGGGTAAGGATGGGTCACGAAGAGCACGAAGGATTCACGAAGGACACAGAGGCAAAGATAAAATGGTTTTTCCTCATCAGGGATCTCAGCGGGCTCTGCGGTGAAAGGGTTTTAAATGGGCGTACAGCTTTTGTGCGATTTGGACCAGACCTGGTCGACTGACTTGTCGGCTTCGAATAACGGGGACGTGGCGACCGTGGTGGGGGCGTTGCGCGGACAGCAGCGGATCTTGAGGCGGCTCATGACGAACCCGGGTGATTATATCTTTCAGCCTGATTACGGGGCCGGGGTGCCGCAATACGTGGGGCAGAACCAGAGCAAGGCGACGCTCGACCTGATAAGCGGGACGATCACCGGGCAGATTTTGATGGAGGCGGTTGTGGCGGCAGACCCGGCGCCGGTGGTGACGCTGCAGCAGATGCCGGATTTTTCGCTCGATGTGAATATCCAGTATACGGACGCGCCGACGGGGAACCCGGTGGTGCTGTCGTTTAATGTGGGGAATGACTAAAGACATTCACCGCAGAGAACGCAGAGAGCGCAGAGGAAAAGAAAAATTGGGAAAAAGTGACAAAATATCTGTACGGATTTCTTATTTTCCGGAGGCGTTATTTGTCTC